TTATCATTTTTTCTATTATATACTTTTTTACTTTTAATAATCCGCTGTTTGTACTTCGGGCTTTTTAAGTCTCTTGCTATCGGGTTTCGTTTCTTCATTTTTTTTCTTTGTAATCTTTTTCATCTTTTCAATATATCTACGATATACTGCAGCCTCTGCCGTCTTGCCCATAACTCTGGCACGCTGTTCCATTGCAATCGCAGCCTGTATTTTGTGTGCATGTGTTTTACCACTACTCTCTATTTTTTTCACACTTGCCTCAGCGTCTTTTACTGTTGCAAATTTTAAACCATGTATTGTACCTTTTG